GCTAGAGAAACAAAATGACTCTCAGTTGACCTATTATTGTATGTGTCAATTACTTCCATTGTGATTTCCTGGCATTTAGGTTTAGGACCAGCTAAAAAAGCACGAAATAATCCAACTGGATTAAATGCGTTTAAATTACTTATTGTCCCAGGAATTAGACCCGACATGGTAGAAAAATTGACACCTGAAGCTGTTGATAAAAATGGAATGTTACCACTAGGCACATTGTCAATGTAAATATATCTGTCAGTCTCTTCTCCATTGGTTCCTGCGGACTCGCTGCTGCATTTACCCCCAGTCTTTAGAAAAAATTTATTCCCTAAAGGTTTTCCAGTAGCAGATGCCTTTGACTTGCCTGTAACTAACACATCTATATATGCAAGTAATCCATCCACATCCTTTCCGAGTGTTTTTAAATTACCCTTATCTGACATACCTAGTTCTGATGGCGTTTTAATGTTTTTATAATAAGGATAAGATGGCCCTAAAAATGAAGACGAAGAAGTGTCTGCATCTGCGGTTGATGATTCTTCATATACGTTAGACATTATATTATATATTTACTTTATATAAATAATATAAATATATAAAATTTAAATTTTAAAATTTAAAATTATTGATACTTTAAATCTACAAATTTGTAGATTCTGTTTTTGGCTCTTCTTCCTCTTCCATATCCGCTACAGCGACGTCCGCGTCATATCCTTCTGTCCCTTCAATAGGCGGACCTTTGTCACCCATTACATCTTTTGCATAGTCAGCCTGTTGCTGCACTAAGCCATCAATCTGTGTTTGCATGGAATCGATATTTTGTTGCAATGTATCCACTCTTTCTTTTACTCCATCTAATTTAGTTACACGACCGTTTAGAACTTCTATGTTTCCTGCATTTTGTTGCGCCAAAATTAAAGCATTATTTGGATCATCTTTATTGTAAGATTTATAATCGCCATTTTCTAACCCTTCGACCCTCTTAAAGGTGAATAAAAATAACTGATATCCTATTAAAAATATAAAAAATCCTATTAGTATTTTGATCAACATTATTATATATATACTAACATTTATTTTCTTTTTATAATTTATAATGTCTTCTGCATTTTATCCTCAAGGTATGAATTCATGGAACAACAGAGTGCCGCAAGGTGGTTATAAAACATGGAAAGGTAGCGGTGTTTATAGCAATCCAGTTACTGTAACATCTACCCATATTAGACCATTAACTAACAATGATCCGGGTAATGTGTTTCCCACTGGGTTTGGTCTGCCGCGTCCCATCAAGCATTACAGAAAGGGAACTGTTATTCCTGTTCCTGTTCCTGTCCTTGTTCAAGATCCTTTAAATCCGGCTCAGTATATTGAGCAAAGCCTAGTTAATTATAATATTAATCGAGCAGTGAAATCTTCTCTAGGATCTTCGCTCGGTGGCGGAAACGGTGGCACAGGTCTAATCTCTCAACTAAATGATATGCCTGGATCTTATATAGTAAAAGATAATTCACTTGTTCCTGAAACTAACAAAATAGATAGCGAATGCACTAATTGTCAAGGCATTGGCGGGGTATCCGGATGGTATCCTATTAACAATTTAACAGAGAAGCCGCAACCCAATGTTACGAATCCGCTCTTGTGTTGCAATCAGCAAAGAAAAGCTAGAAAACGTGTGTTAGGTGCCAATACTAATGTCAAGAAAAATTATTATCAGACAACTGATATGTATTTGTATAACCGCTGTCAAACATTTCAACAACGACAATTTAATTTTGTTCGTGGACCAATTGATCAGACCATTTTGGATCTATTTCTTAAATATCCTTTTGTTACTGCAAAGATTCTCGAATATTCCAAACCCGGTGGTCCTCTTTCTATTGTAAATTATTATGTTGCCCAATGCAACCCTAATTTTACGGTTGAAACAGCGGTAGAAATCGCATTTATCAATGAATTATCTAAATCTTTATTAGCTGCTGGATATATCACTGAGTCCGTCTATTTGACATTAATAGGACAAAGTCCATTGTCTGTCCAGACATTTATTAGCCAATTGCAACTTATTTTAACCAAGGATCAATACAAATTAGTAATTGAATATATGTATCAATTGGCAGCAGATCCCTATAATGGATCAGTTGCATCAGGACCAAGTAATCCAAGAGGTTGTGCTCAGGTTTTTTACAAACCGAATAACCCACAATTCGCACAACAAGGCGGTGTTTCTAGCAGCACACGCATTTTGAAGCTTAATGTAGACACAATTAGCACAGCCGCAGCTGGCGTTAGGAAGCTAAAAGGAGCCAATTTGGCATCACAAATAGCTGGCGGTCAATCAGTAAATACGCCATTTATTTACAAGTTCAAGACACCCGCGTGCCAAGCATCGACTTATTCGGGAAATCCATTCTTCTTCCAAGGACAGCCACAAAATAAAAAGATATGCTCTAAAAAGACAGGAGATGATGGACAAACTTTTGTTAGTGTCTATCAGAGATCAGCGGGGAATTATATAGGTTCTACTCTGCCTTAAATGAAATACAGTGTTAAATGAAATACAGTGTTAAATGAAATACAGCGTTAAATGAAATACAGCGTTAAATGAAATACAGTGTTAAATGAAATACAGCGTTAAATATAATCTATAAAAAGGCATTCTCTTCCAAATATTTTAAGCTCTCTTCTCGCCTTGTATTTAAAAATATATTTATTTTATCAGTAAATTTGTTATGCGGAATTTGATTTTTCTCACACCATTGAATGCATTTTTGTATGTGATTTCGCTTTAAACTCTCAATTTTATCTTCTTTATTTTTATTCTTAAAAATATTAATTATTTGATCATAAGACTCCAATTGTTGCTGACCAATTACAGCATTAGATTCTTCTATTTTATTTAAAAAATAATATGGAACTTCGTTTTTCAAAAAAGAATGCATATACACAACAGGGTCTTCTTTTGTTTCAAGCAAATAGTCCTTCACTTTGTCTTCTAATTGTTGAAATAAATTGGTTCTACCTAATAATTCATTATCGATTTCACTGCAAATAATATATCGCTCTCCTTTTGTAATTTTGCTAATGGACGGTTTAATTAAAAAAACCTTTCTATAGATGCCTGTTAGCATTAAAATCACATCAATGATTACCTTGTAAAAAATATTGTCGAGTTTTATTATACACGTGCCATTTTTAGCTTGATATTTTACAATTATATAAAATGTTAGCAGCACATTTTTGATATATTGTTTTACATCTATGTAATCTTCGTCTTTAAATTCAAAAATCATTAAATCTATTTTTATGGATACAGAATTTCTTACATATTTTTCACATAGATTTCCAAAGTCGAATAATTCATTGATGGTAACATCCTCATTGTCTTCACGTAACATATTTAGCAGGTAATTAGTTGAACTAAAATTGGGAGTAAAATTGCCTATATTTATTTTATTTATTTCAGATAAAAATTCTGTTATATTGCAGATCTGAAATATTTCCATCAAATCGAAAAATAGGCTGGATTCAGGTTTAACTTTACTAACAGATAAAATAGTTCCTGGCACATTGGTATGAATGAATTCAAAGGGATTCACAATTTTATTTATGTAATCAAGTGATACGGTTATAGGATGCATTTTTTCAACTAGTAATCTTTTATCAGAATCAATCTGGTATTCTAATTTTAATAAATTGGCATATATATCATTTAAATGATATATTAGACTGTATGAAATGAATGGCTTGACTTGATCAGAATTCAGAGATAAAAAAATATCTATTTTTAAATTATTTTTCGGTAATATGTAATAATTCATTATTATTATATAATACTTGTAATTTTTTATATCTTTTTTCTAACAACTATAATTCTATAAACTTGAAATTTATTCTTCAGTAATATCTCCTACTAATATCTTTTTCTTTCTTGTTGCCTTTTTCTTTTCTATGCCTGCTGGTTCTTCTTCTGTTTTCTTTGTCTTTTTGGCCTTTTTCTTTTTCTCTGAGCTGTCATTTGGACTTGGTTCCAAGACATGTTCTTTTTCTTCCTTTTTTTCTTCCTTTTTTTCTTCTTTTGTTGCACTTATTGCCGCGTTTATCGTTGCACTTATCGTTCCACTTATTGGCTTGACTTCATCTTCGATATTAAGTTCAACGCCCTCTTGTCCTTGCAACAAAATCTTCTTCTTTAAATTTCTCACTTTGGGTTTCAATTCTTTGTCCACTTTTTCCACTACTTTCTGAGCAATCGCCGTCTGTTTATCTTCAAATTCTATTTCATTAGGTAACTGTTCTAAAATAGATTTTGTTAGTTTCTCTACATTACGTGTTGCTATTTTTTGAAACACAAAGTATCTATTTAGAAATGATATTCGCTTCTCATATTCCATCATTGTAGGCGCCATACCATATTCCTTTTCCATCTTAGGAAATTTCCGAATTTCATCCATCATTTTATTATACATTTCAATGAATAAACCACTGCCCTCTGGTAGGCCGATCTTTTTCGCATCCTCTCTTGGAAGCAACCGAAACCCGTAATTGGACATGGTTTCTACCAAGAAATCGAAATTTACTAAATACTCTGGAATTGTTTGATTGATCGAATCCTGATATACTGAAATTTTATATCCAAGCGATGTTATATTATCTTCATATGAAACAGCATCATAATCTTTTGTCAAAGACCACACCTTTTTATCATTGTGATATATCGTGTCGCCATCTCCTTGCTGCTTCATTCTTAGCTTGTTGAATATTGTTTTACCATCATAACATGTGCCAATAAAATATCCACCTTCTCTAGTGCACTCTGCAACATTTCTTATAAAATTATAAAAGGTGTGTTTATTTTCAAACATATAATGGATTGCGAATTGACACGATGATATGTCAAAGCCGGGTTCTCCCTTTGCATATTGTCTCTTAACAGCTGGTCCTAAATTGTTATCTAGTGCGTTTTGTCCAAAGACAGCCTGTGTAATCGCATTTCCTTTATCTGTCGCCATTGCCTTACCAGACCGCACATTTAATGCACTATTTCCAACAACAAATAAGGCATAAGGCATCGTCTGAAAGTCCTTTCTAAATGATAAATAACGAGCACATGCACCGCTAATACGGTTCTCAATGTTGTTCTTTGAAATATCAATACCAAATACAAAGGATAGGTTTGCAGAAATCCATTTCGGTAGATCACCGCCTTGACCACAAGCGAAATCAATCAACATATTTCCATTTCTAGAGACATTTCGAATCAGGATTTTCTTGACAAATAAATTATGAAAATCTCTCAGACCCATTGTTTGCTTCTCGCTAGTAACACGATTGTAATATATTTCATCCGATAATATTTCTTCAGGAATATCTTGTCCGGTCGCAATCATTCTTTCGCTAATTGGGTTATGAATTGAATACCAATTGTCATTCGCCGTATTATAGTCGTTGCAGCTGATTTTCCCGTTTCTGAATTCAGTGGTCTTGTCATATCTAACACGTAACGGTATCCACTTCCATAATCCTTCTCTTGTCAAGTCGTAACGAAATTCGACAACAGTTTCATCATTTATAATTTCACGCTCTTCAGTAAACATTTGCGGATTACCGCTTCCATCTGTTTCAAGCATTATGTTACAGAGCCCGGCATTGACGTCAAATGGATCCGAAGGGAAGAACTGTTTTCTTTTATATGTCTCTTCGTTTTCTTCATTGGATACTTCTGGCAATTTATCATCCAAGATATCTTGGCATGGATTTATGTAGCCGTGTCGTTTTTCGTCAAAACCTACTTGCAGAATCAGTGTTTTGTATTGATTAAACTGGGTTGATTGCATAACATTTATGCCATTTTCAAATATAGGCGTTGTAATGTCTTGACCATCTGCGCCTTTTTTTGTGGAGATCAGAAAATCTATGGTATTGAATCTAGGTGGTTTCCATTTAAATGAATAATCCCATCTTATCTTTTTCAAAGGTCCTGCTTCTAAAACGGTGTTTCCACCTACGCCAAATAATGTAGGTGTAAATATTAGACCGTCTGTATTATATTCATACAAATTATCCGCTATTCGTTGCAGAATAAAGTTGCAGGCGGCAAATATGTTATAATTTGCTTCTGCTGCAGCTGCTGATGATGAATCGTCTCTTTTTGATACAAGATCTTCAACTACAGGGTAGAAATTCTTCGTAATAAAATTCATGGGGCTTTTGTTTATAGCTCTCTTTTTAAATGCTCCTAACAGGGATGAAAACTTATCATTTCTATCTACAGAGTTGGCCATAATAGATTCCGGCTTCAAAATAGTCATGAATTCTTTTAAAACTGGCAATCTGCATCCTTGTTCAAATATCCTTTTATTTTTATACGGAACTTCCATAAATGGTCGGACTCTCAAGTCGGTTAATGATGCAAAGTAGACGTCAAATGCGGCAAATGTGTTTATGAATACGCCATTTTTATCGTGTAATATTAATTCTCCATCAATAATAGAATTAAAGCATCGCATCTGTTCGGTTTTAGCACCCGTGAAAATGACTTCCATCTGCATGTTAATCAAATATATTTTGCCTTTACTATTGACAAATAGCAGGTGTCTATCTCCGTCTGCTTTGTCTGTTACGCAATATGAAAATGGTGCCGTAATATTGGGGATCACCATATCTGTATTCACAGGTCCGATATTTTTTATCTGTAATGTCCTTGAACTGGGACCAATAAAATCGTTTGGATATACTCTAATATTGGCTTGATCCATGTTTTTGTATTTTTCCTCGTCTTTATGTATAATTTGAATATACTCGATAATCGTTTGTTTTTGTTCTGGATAAGAAACCGGGAAGTTGGTTTTTTGTAACCCACATAAGACAAATTTGGTAACCTTTTGAATATCCGCAACTAACATTTCTGCTCCTCTATATTTTTGTTTTGCTATATAATTTATTACCTCTATTTCAATCTCATATGATTCTTGATTATTGAAAACATTGGACTCGGCAATATTGTATGTCTTTATTAGCTGACCCTTATTATCTTTTGTAGAAGACCGAACAATACTGAGATCTACTTTAAGCGGAAAAGCATCATGTATGAAGGTGACACGATTAATGTATCGGAATTGTTTCTTCGATTTATCCCAGTTAGACAGCAATTCTTTGCCAATTTTGCTATTTGTAGACACCTTTTCTTCGTTTTTATAGGTGACTCTGAAATTGAAGTCGTTAAAATCCGCTGGCTGGACAGGTCCATCATTGATCATAACATCCATCTTTTTCATAATAGACACGGTGCTTGAAAGTCTTGTTTCAAATAGCTTCTGGATATTGTTATTTTTGCAGTAATCTTGAATGTTTTCGAGGCCATTTAATTCAACTCGAAAACGATCAAAATCTCGGGATATCTTGAACATTCCTGATTTGAGATCTAAAAACTCTGGTTGGATTTTTAGCGTATAACTGCCATCAGGATTACTTGTCGTAAAACCCATTGAATACAATTTTTTTACTACATTATCGTAGTCTGTCTTAGTGACACGTTTGATTCCGCGGGTGCCAAACTTGACCTCCATTTCTACGTCACTGTATTTTGTAGGTTCAGACCTTAATAATAGATCCGCAATTTTAATAATTTGCACTTTTGGATCTGCAGGCTTTCTTTTTTCATATCGCCCTTTATTTTCTTCAATTACAGCTTCTGCTGCTGCCTCTTCTTTTGCTTCCATTTGGGCACCTTCGGGTATTTTTGAGTTTATAACAAGGACCTCTTCTTCTTTTTTGTTTTGTATAGGTTCCTTTTCTTGCGACACCGGTTTTTTATTATTTTGTTTCTTCCCTCTTAGATCGCCTTCAAACCATCCGATTGGATCCTTATTAGGAACGTAATTATTTAAATCTCTATTGTATAAATCGGAATTATAGTCACTCCATCCGACTTCTCCGGAACTTTTTTTATTAGGTTTCTTTGCTATTAGATCGCCTTCAAACCATCCTGTTTGATCCTTATTTGGATCATATAAATCAGTATTATAGTCATTCCATCCGACTTCTCCGGAACTACTTTTATTTGATTTATCTAAACTGGATTTGTCTTTATTTTCTTGATTAGTAGGGGTTTTAGATTCCATGATTATATATATTAATAAACATATTTTTATATTATTATTTTTATTCAATTTTTTGTAAATCAAAACTGTTGAACTAACAATTCATAAATATCCTTTTTACTTAGTTTCTTTTTCTTTCCTTCTTTAGGTTCCTCATCTAAAACAATATCTAACTTTTTACACAAGTCTAATAATTCTTCTACTTTATATGATGTCATTGATTTCAAACTAACATCAAATGTAGTCATTTTATAATATGTATCTCTGTATACATTTATCGCATCTATTGGGACATCTAGTTCAATGTGATGCTCGTATGAAATACTGTTTCTATGAATAACATGTATTTTTGGATCATCTGTAATTAAAATTTCATATATCTTGCGCTTATCAACTAACATTACATTTATTTTTTCAACTATACATAAGGCGAAAAATGTTTTGATAGAGATTCGTTCTTGATTTGCTAAATCATCTTCTAATAAACTTAGTGGTTTAATTTTATGCATCTTTATCACGTCCTTATTGCATGTCTTACGTAGCTCGTCAATATATTTGAATTTTTCTTGTTTTTCAATTGAAAACTGTTGGTTTCCTACTTCCATTTCATATTTTGAAAATCCGTGCTTTAAAATAAAAAAACACCAAAATAGTGAATCTTTCTTAAAAGGTTTATAGATTGTCTCTTTTGTCGCCTTGAAGTCCTTTGATTCCTTCAAGTCCTTTGGTTTATTTGATTCCTTGAAGTCCTTTGATTCCTTGAAGTCCTTTGATTCCTTCAAGTCTTTTGGTTTAGTTGATTCCTTTAAATAATTAGTCGTTACAGGTTTTATATTGTTAGAACTAACAAAATCTATATTATACTTTGTGAATGATCGTAGATTTTTACTATTAAACATGAATTTTGAAAAAGATCCATCAGGATTTGTTAGTTCATGTTTAAAATCATTATTATTTGATGAAGAATTATTACGATACATATTTGCTATTTATATTTGCAATGCTATTTATATTTGCAAAATTATCTTTATTATCTTTTAAAAAATATGTATTCTTGTAACTCTCCTTTTGCTTTTCAATGTTATTTAATTCGATCTCTTGAGTGGCGACATAGTTGACATAAACTAACAGCTCATCTAAAATATCATTACATAGATCAGTTAGATTAATATGTATTCCATATTTATTTTCATTGATAATCACTTCTTTGTGTCGAGTTAATATTCTGAGAATTTCAATCTGGTTGAACTTTGACATGTTTTCAATAGATTCGCGAATTCCATTCGTTTTGTTAAAATCGTAGTCGAGTTGCATTTATATTATATAAACACATGCTTTTAATATTATTTTAAAAATAACATTAAATTATATAATTATTGGTTCTTCTACTTCTTTGGGTTCTATAACTGGTTCTACAATTTGTTCTATAATTGGTTCTACAGTTGGTTCTACAGTTGGTTCTATAACTGGTTCTACAGTTGGTTCAACTATAATTTGTTCTACAATTGGTTCTATAACTGGTTCTATAATTTGTTCTACAATTGGTTCTATAATTTGTTCTACAATTGGTTCTATAACTGGTTCTACAATTTGTTCTATAATTGGTTCTACAGTTGGTTCTATAACTGGTTCTACAGTTGGTTCAACTATGATTTGTTCTACAATTGGTTCTACAACTGGTTCTATAATTTGTTCTACAATTGGTTCTATAACTGGTTCTATAATTTGTTCTACAACTGGTTCTATAATTGGTTCTACAATTGGTTCAATAACTTGTTCTACAATTGGTTCTACAATAACTGGTTCTATAACTGGTTCTACAATAACTGGTTCTATAATTTGTTCTACAATTGGTTCTATAATTTGTTCTATAATTTGTTCAACAATTGGTTCAACAACTTGTTCAACAATTGGTTCAACAATAACTTGTTCTCGAGTTTGCATAATTTGTTTTTCTACAATTACAGGATTATTTACTTTATCTACTGTTCTTACCTCGGGTTCGGACACTTTTGATCTTCTCCATGCTTTAAAACAATTCATATTATATAATATTTTATATAAAAAATATTATAAAATAACTAACAAAATAACTAAATAAACAATAAATTAATAAATTTAATACACTTATTCCTCAAATTCTAATCGGGGTTTTTGACCTTGATTTTGATGTTCCTTCTTTTTAGGCGGCACAATTTCTGCAATAATAGACACATATTTATCATTTAGCTCAAAACGCTGTGCAATCACTCTTGCTGTGAATTTCTCATTTTCCTCAATTGAATTGAAATAATCGCTAGCATAATAGTGATCTCGGGCAACAAATAATACAAACGGTGACGGTATTTCATCCACGCTCTCTGCCCGAATACCCGCTTTTGTGATATTTTTAGCTACACAGTTGAACAACATGCCTGCCACTGGGAAGCAGACTTCGCATTCAAAAACTATATCAAAAACAACTTCGGTTCCTTTTATTAAGCCGCTCGAATAAGTAATTACTTTGACACTACGCGGCTTCACATAGCCTTCTACAGTGCATCGTCCTTCTACCATACCCGCAATTGTTTCCTCTATTGTTTGATGTAAATTACGCCCTACTGCATTTATCGGTAATGCTATTTTTTTAGTTATTTGAGATAAACTATATACAGTTCTAATCTCCTTCTGTCTGTATTGATTTCTTGGTTTATTTACTTTAGTAGTTTCCATATTGCTTCTATTAAATAATATACATATTAATATTTAAATAATTTTCAATTTTATTCTATATTTTTATCTTTGTCCTATTTTTTATTTTTGTCCTATTTTTTATCCTTGTCTATTTTTTATCTTTGTCTTTCTTTTCAAATTCATTGTAAATAGCAGTTTCAGTATCCAAAAACCAAATTGCATCGTCACTATTTTCCTTTTGCTTGTTTCTTAATGTTATCTCTTGCCTGACACATAGTTCAACCGCGCTATCTTTTGTATCATTATAACGAAATTGGTCATCCCCTTCTATTTCATTCAGAGTAGCAATTACCTTATCTTTGCCTGCCTGATCACAACGATATCCATTACTTCTTTCATTCCTAGTATCCTTTACTTTGTAAACCATATATTTTTTCGCATTTTCGAACCCAATAAATCCTACATATGCATTTAGATCCTCTTTTCTCCTAAGTTTACCCTTACCATTAAGACTATATTTTCGATCTATTTCAGAACTCAATGTTCGTTTATCCTCGGGTTCAGCAGGCAGCCATTCTTTGCCATTTAATATAAAAACTTGTAAATTTTCGATGCTAGATGAACCATCATAAATTACTACGGCTGTTAATCTTTTATAAACTATTATTTTCGATTGTAAATATTTTTGCACATTTTTAGAGAAAAATTTGAAGTTTGGATCTTCTTGGATCGTATAAAATTGTGTGTTTGCCCAGATATAATTCATGAGATCTATCCTATCTGACATCATAAGCGTATCCACAATGTGTTCAATTACATATTTTATTAATGTATTTTTATCCATACCTTCCGAGTCAATCATTTTTCTAATAACAATTCCACAAAGCTCATACCAGTTTTTATTGCCTCTTTCAATTGATTTTGTGCTTGTTGCTAACTGAAAATTTGAAAACATCGATGTTAAAATCTCTTTTCCTCTTGCAAATTCCTCAACTTCGACAAATTTACCTAACACTTTTTCATTTAATAATCGTTTATCGACCACTGGTTTTGCAGCCATATTTTGCATTTCAAATTGAATCATATTGTGTTTATAGTCTATAGGTGCAGAACGATCATATATGGATATATTTTTGAAATTGAGTTCGCTCGGTTGAAATAAATAGTAGTCGCCAATATTAACTAGATATCCTGTTCTTCCATATTTATCAGAAATGTATTCTGTATTGTCGTTTATTATTTGTGTTAGTGCCGCATAGATCTGAACTGTAGGATATTTTTTGTTTTTATTGATTAATTGGAATAATTCTATCTTTTTATAGAAAAACTTCTCCTTCATTAATGCCTTTACCTTTTGAATAATTTTATCTGAATTAACTAACATAAATGCTTCATTATAAGTTTCATAATTTAGCTTAAAGACATCATCCTCTTCTCCTTCTCTTTCTCCTTCTTCTAAGTCGGTTTCGCTTACTAAAGGCAAGCACTTGAATTCACACGTTTCCATATAATCGCAATTTGCTGAATTAGGCAGATCGCCGATTTGGAAATCTTCTATTTCTACGCCGGTTGAAAGCATTTGCTCAACATGATTATTCTCAGGAATCTTTTTGAAATTATCAGGTGTAAATTCTGTTTGATCATGATTAATAATGCAGTCAACAGAGGTCTCCTTAAGTAGCCTTGTCACTTTTCCAATTTTTACCGCCTTAATTTCTGAAATACGATATACATATAAATCCGCTGCTTCTTCAAGCGCATTTTTAAGAATTGTTCCATACAAGAAAATTTGCACATTTCTTTTTTCAAATGGTAAATCCTTGTGCGAAAAATTACGAACACCTCTGCCTATAATTTGTTCATTTCGATTCATGTTATACCATGGTTCTAATATATGTATTTGTCGAACAGCTTTGAAATCTAGACCTTCTGATCCCGCTTGAGATATTAATACGACCTTTATTTTGGACCCGCTAATATCGATTTTGTCCCCATTTTCATCCTTTGCAAAGGCAGTCCCTGCCGGGCCTTGTGCAAAAATATTATCGTCACTTGTAATCGCCTTGACATCAGCATCGTTATCAGGAGATATACGGGGGTCACCTGTAATAATTACATATCTGGCTGGCTTGAAATCTTTTTTATTTGAAGGCGGTTTCATTGTTCTTACATCTACAAGCGGACTAGGCGGAGACTTAAATAATGACCTTGCTTTATTGGAACCACTGTATCGTGTGAAACCCATTTCTTCTAATGCTAGAGCCATCGGCAAAATACCCGAGTCAATATAAGCGGAATAAATCAAAATAATACCTTCTGCCACATTGCCTGTTTCTTCATCTTGTTGACGAGAATAAATTGATTCGCATACATTTTTTATTTTTGCGCTGTATGAACCAATTTGTTCCGGTTTAAAAATATGGGGAACGCCTTCTTTGTATTCGAAAGCACCTTTTACTGCCGGTGTTTTTGAATCGGTATAATTCATGATGCGTTTTAATCCTTCTGTTCCTGTTAGTTCCTTTGGGTTTATAAATAACTTTCTAGGTGCTGCAGATTTTGCTCCTCCTTTAGAACCTTTAGACAATGATCCAACGGAACTTAGATAACTCTCTAAAGATTTCTGGGTAGAATTTGAATCAGAATTTGATTTGGATTTTGCCGCACTTAATCCGGATATAGAGCTCAGTTTCACTGGATTTAATTCAGTCGGATCTTTTGATTTTGTTTTTTCTTCAATTACATGCAAATTCGAATCATCCTTTGACTTAGGATTAGGAATCATTGACTTTGAAAAAGATGTCTCTGATTTTTTTATTACAGGTTTTTCTTCTAGAGGTTCTTCTACAGGTTCTTCTTCTAAGATTTCATCAAAAATAAGCTCTTCCTTTGTTTTATTCGATTTTTTGGATTTATTGGATTTATTTGAATTTTTTTTGTCTAATTTAGAAACACTATTTGCATCTAATTCAACAACTTCATCGAATAATATCGGATCCGCATCTAAACCTTCGGTTACTCCTGGTTCTGATTCTAATTCTGAGTTTAAAGGCGTTCCTATTATTCCCTTAACACTTTTTTCCGGCTTGGGTCCCTCTGATAGCACTTCATCTATTTCTTCAATACTGTCTATTTCTTCTCCTTGCGATAAAGGGGATATATCAATAATTTCTTCTTCTTCAACATCTTGGCATGCAATATCTACCATGTCTTTTGTTAGTTCTTCTAATTCACCATCTAACAAAGGAAATACTATATTTAATGCTTCAATTGGATTCATCAAATCAGTATAACCAAATGAAGCTAAACTACCAAAACTTGGCATATTCTTAATTTTACCAGTTCTTGTTGGTTTTGAAGTAGCAGGCCTTGCTCTTAATCGATCAACAATATATTTGTATCCAAGTTCCTGATATTCCCCCGCCTTTGTTAGAAAGAGACTAAGTTTTTGAATTTTTCGATCTTTAGGAATTTTCTTCCCGTTTATCTGGCATTTTGGATATTCTGAATATTCTGAATCCATTTTAAACGTGTGATCGGGTGCAAATTGATCCGGATAAACTCTAAAAGGAAAAGAATATGGATTTTCACCTCTAACATAAGAGACATATCCGGTCACTTTTCGAATCAGCATATCTTTACCTGTTTCATTGCCTTCACTGTCCTTCTTAAATTCGCCATTCTTATCGAAAATATCCGCCACACCAACGATGCCTCGTCTATCATTCATGTTCATCAAATTGATAAGCCAAATGATTTCCTTATAGCTGTTAAACATTGGTGTCGCAGACAGTAACAAAAGACGCAAATTGTCTACTACATTTACCAAGTAAGTCAGATTTTTAGCCACATTTTTATTCTCATTGTCGTCTGAAATGCGTATATTATGCACCTCATCAATCACAATTAGACTATTGTTATATATGTTTTGCAAATTACGGATTTTGGTTTCTTGGCTAACTTCTGTATTGTCCAAGTCCGCATTTCTCACAATCTCGTTGGAAAATTGCAAATACCCTACAAACTGATAAGACGAATTGATTAGGCTTTTTGCTTGCTGTATAATTTTGTCCTTCTTTAGACCTTTCATGCCTGTAGGGTTGATTTCTTTAAGCAATTTGTTTCCTAAACAACCCTTTATTGTCCATAGACCATCCACTTCTTTTAATTTGCGTTCATCAAATAGCTGTAATTTGAAATTATCCTGCACATTGGGGCTGGCTACAATAATGATCTGCTTATTAATTCCCATTTGTTTCAAATAATCGCGCATCTCTTCGCATACTCCAATCGCACTGCATGTTTTACCGGATCCTAGACCATGAAATAGTAATAAACTATTGTAAGGTGTCTGAAATGACATAAAATTGCGAACAAATGCTTGTTGCGGCAAAAGCTCGAATTCCGCTTTGCTTAAAATATCCGCATATTCTTTTACATTATAAATAGTTCCATCATACTTTGTATCACTAAATTCCTTTTTTTCGGCAATTTTTTTGTTGAAATTTGGATCATTTAATGTTGGGTATAAGACTAAATTGTCATCAGGATGTTCTGCCAAGTCTATTCTGTTTTCGTTTTCAGACTGTAACATTTGTTTATTTATGCTGCATTTTTTACTGTATTTTTGACTAGGGTCTTTACATTCTTTGGGCCCTTGTTCCTCTTCTTCTATTAATTCTATATCTTTGGCTTTGTCCCTTTTCTTTTTATCTTTTTTAATTACAAAACTCATTACTTATATATTATCTATATTTTTCTAATATTGTATTAATAGATTCGATATTATATTTCAAAATAATGCTTTATCAATATATTCTATATTCTTGTAATACTTTATCAATATTAATAATCAGCTGCTTTTTCTCTAAATTATAGGGTCGAATAGATTCCAAGCACTCTTCCAAACTCTTCCATTCTATTTTACTGACTTCTGATTGCTGATAATTGTATAATGAAATTGTTTCACCTTGTTTTGTTGTATCCATATATGCCAAAAAATATTTATGCTTATATGATTTGTGATTGGAACCTATAAACATCTCTTCAAATGGAATCACATTTTCTATCACTGTTAAATCTTTTTTGCAAATACCTGTTTCCTCTTCAAATTCTCTTAGCGCACAGTCTAAATCCTTTTCCTGGAAATTCCGCCTACCTTTAGGAAATTCCCATTCGGTTTCAGCCCACGCAGTAGTGGATCCGTTTATCAATGTTTCTAAAGAAACTATATTTGTTGTGTTTATTGTGTTTGTTGTGTTTATTGCATTATTTATTGATATATCATTTGTATTGCATATTTGAATTCCATTTCTTAGCGCATCGAATTTCTTTTGGCTCGCTAGTTCTTCGCTCCTGTATTGAGAGCTCTGAGGAATATTGCCCCACATTTGTTTCCACAATGATTCAAAACTGTTTACCTGAATCTTTTCTCTCTCTCCAACAGACATTTCATTAAAAATATTTTGCAATTGTTCTACATTATGCTGTATATATTTGCCTCTTAGCAAGTCAATATATCCGAAGCTGTCTTTGCGTCGGATCATTAAATACTTTAAGCCTTGTTCTGATGATTTAAATAGAATAATACCATAGCTCGTAATTGGCAGTTTGCACTGATGAAATTGGTGACCTTGTTTGCCGCAATTGTTACACACATTATTTTTAATCATTTATAAACTATATTTATTATAGTGTTATATGTTTAAACACATTTGTTTTTATATTATTTTATTGTATTGTATTGTAAATGCCTAATTTAGCAACACATCATTTTAAAAAAGTCAGTTCTTTTCAGTTAGATCCTGATATTTGGGGGCCACATTTTTGGTTTGTTTTGCATACGATGGCCATGACGTATCCACATCATCCAAATGACGTAACAAAAAAGAAATATTACGATTTTGTCCAGAATTTGCCGCTATTTCTTCCGGTTGAGTCGATTGGGAACCATTTTAGTAAATTGTTAGATCAATATCCGGTAACGGCTTATTTAGATGATCGAGACTCGTTCATTCGTTGGATGCATTTTATTCATAACAAAATCAACGACAAATTAGAAAAACCGCGCATTTCATTGAATGATTTTTATGTTAGTTATTATGAACAATATAAGCCGAAAGATACACAAATAAAAGAATTTAATAGATGGCGTGAGAAAATCATTTATATAATATTTGTTTTGTTTACGACGGGTTTAATTACTTATTTGTATAATAAATAATATACATAATATATAAGATAAATATGTATAACAATAATAACAGTAATAACAATAATAACAGTAATAACAATAATAACAGTAATAAAACAAGTGCTTATTTGGTTACAACACCATCGGCAACCCCTTATCCAAACCAACAAACAAACAGTGATTTTAAGGATATTTTAAATGATATGTGGAAACAAATAGAGGCAAATTTCTGTTTGTTAGTTGCAGCACTTAAGTCAAAATATAATATGGATAAAACTAACACAGTAATAAGTGAATCTATACAAAAAATGGAAGGATTAGGTATAAAATGTAACAATGATACGATACAACCTATTTTATCTAAAATTATCAAAACAATGACGACTATAAAAGAAATACCAGAAAGGGAAACAATCGACCTTTTGATAGCATCAAATATTTCCCTTATTAAAAAATATGCTGACTTTTATTTGGATATAACTAACAAAAAACCAATTGGATCGGATGATGATAGTAATAAAAAAGTAAATCAAATAAAGGATCTATTAAATAACATACCTAGTTTATCTCAGACACAAACACAAACTCAGACACAGAATCAACCAACAAATAATATGGCAGGAAATACAGAAGTGGCTGCATATAGTATAGATTTGTTAGTATTAATTTTTACTAGTTCCCAAATGTTAATGGGTGGCAAAAGAAGTAGAAAAAGCAGAAGTCAAAGAAAAGGTAAGGGTCGGAAGACAAATAAAAGACGTAGATAACACTTTATAAAAAGATTAATTATTATATCCATATTATATAAGAATTAATGAAAACAACTAACAAAAAGACAAAAAAGTGTAAAAAAGGCATAAATGGTGGTAAAGTGCAAACAACCGGTGGTAAAGTGCAAACAACCGGTGGTAAAGTGCAAACAACCGGTGGTAAAGTGCAAACAACCGGTGGTAAAGTGCTAACAAGTGGCGGATTTGGTTGCCTTTTTAAGCCCGCATTACATTGCAAACATACGCTAAATTACGACAAACAGGATCAAAAAATGGTCACCAAATTAATGACTGCAAAGAATGCCAGAGATGAATATAAGCAAAGCACAATATTCAGATCTATTTTAGAGGACATCCCAAATTATCAGAATTATTTTCTTGTCGATGGGTTTAGCATATGCGAACCAGCTAAACTAACAGAAGAGGATTTAGAAGATTTTGACGAAAACTGTGATGCGCTAAAAAAGAAGAAATTTACAGCAGCAAATATCAACCAAAATTTGGACAAGATTTTGGCGCTAAATATGCCGAATGGCGGTATCGATGTGGACGACTATGTATTCTCCATTACTGATCTTAAAAATGTCAAGGCATCTTATACGGAACTGAATAATTCTCTAGTCGATTTGTTAGTTAATGGAATTGACCCAATGAATAAATTAAAATTATATCACTGTGATGTGAAGGGATCGAATATATTAGTTCAAAGGTCAAGTATTACTGGTTTAATGACTCGCCTCATCGACTGGGGCTTATCCATATATAAAAAGGATGCTATTACAAGTATTCCCAATAAATTAGATCGGCGCCCATTTCAATTCAATGTGCCCTTTTCTGTGATCTTATTCAATAAGAAGTTCCAAGAAAAGTATAACAGATTTTTAAAAAAATACGGCAAAAAAGGCCAAAAGGTCGATTACTATGAAATCAGAGAATTTGTAATTAATTATATATTTTACTGGAATAAAGAGAGAGGAGCAGGACATTTAAAGACCATTAATTCCATTGTGAAGCATCTATCTTACAACGAATTATATGCAATTGAAAACAAAAAGGTGAAGGATCATGTGATTGAATATGAATTCACTTATTATTATATTGTAGAATATATTTCAAAGATTTTATTTAAATACACGACAGAAGATAACAAGTTAAATTTGTTAGAGTATTTTAGCACCATCTTTTTAAAAAATATTGATGTATGGGGTCTAACAATGCTTTACATGGTATTTTTAGATCATATTCAAGAGCTTTTTGAAAATGAAAATGATAATAATAATCATGATCAATTTATTCAAAAAATTAAATACATCATTATACATTTTTTATTCGAAACACCAACCGAAGTTATTAATATTAATAATTTGGTATCTGAAATGCAGTCACTTAATGTATTAATTGCTAGATTTGGCGAACCAAATAGCAGTAATGATAATTCGGTTAACTATTTTGCCTCATTAAAAAAGCTAGATACTACACATATAAAAGAAATTGGCGGAAAAATTCACAGTAAAACAAGAACAAAGACTATTAAGAAGAGAACCTCGGCTAATGGTAAAAAAAGGTCTTTAAAACAATAATATAATCATAATATATATTAATGAAACTAGAATTACTTATTTTTGGTATAGCAGGATTCATACTATATAATATATATCATGACGGAAAATACAGCAAAATATTTGTCTCTTATAAAAAGTATTATCAAATGGGTATAGTTGCATTATTTGCCATTTCAATGTATGTCATGATTAAACGTAATCCCGGGCAAACTAAAAATATGTTGTTATGCACGAACAATATGATTAAATATATGCCAATTGATAAATCATCGATGGACATGATTTCGCCGATTTTTGATCTAACAAATAACAACACAGGCTTTATGAACGCATTAAATGGTGGAACTGGATTGGATCCTGTGTTAGTTGCACAACAGCAGCGCAATTTACTATCAGGTCAAAAGGCAACAAAACGCTCTGTGAGCGAAACAAAAAAGAAATATGTTGCCTCTATACAGGATTGGAAATGCGGCCAATGTAACAAGAAATTGAAGCATACATTTGAAGTAGATCATAAGATTCGATTGGAACATGGTGGTGGCAATGATGTAACAAATTTGGTTGCACTGTGTCGCGATTGTCATGGAGATAAAACTGCAATGGAGAATATGTAAAACATTATAGTATTTATAATATATAATATTATATATATATTAATCAATGAACAAGGTAACGAATAATGCAACGAATAATGCAACGAATAATGCAACGAATAAGGCAAATACAACAAATATAAAAATGGATAGTAATGAAGTTAAAAGGATATTAAATTTAGAAAAATCATTATCAGGAACTTTACAGCTTATAGGATTTATGGTATTAGCATTAGTTGTTGTTGTTATTTTATATTTCAAATATCCTGATACATTTGTTAGTCAATTTGGTTATAGTCTATTTTTGACAGTTATACTTTCCTTTATAGTTTTTGCAGTGTGGTCATTTTATAGCAACTTTAAATTAACCAATCCTAGTGCATCATTCGAAGATTTGACAGCAAAATATGGTCAATTTAAATCATGGGGGTCAATCATATTAATTATAGCAAGTATAGTAGCATTATTTTTCGGTATTTTTTCCATGCTCGACAAAACAAATGGTCTGGCTAGCACAGGAACATATATTACCTATATAATTATTCTCGGTTTAGTTGCAGGCACCTTTTTCATGTTTAAAAAGTCATCCAAAGACGACTCGCCAATATTATTACAGCTGCCAAAACATACGCAACAATTTTACGAAGAAAGAAAGAAATTTATGTTTGTATTATTCGCATTTATTACTATTGTAGCCGGATTATATTTTTTCAATCCCGGAGGATATATGACCAAATACAGTGGTCCGACCATATTTCTAACCATATTTATCGCACTTGCCTTGGCATTAGTTGTAGTATGTTATGATTATTTTTTCACAACCCCGGAAAAAAGTGTTGCATTTATGAATCGATTTGAAGATGCGCCTAAATTAATGACCTTTTTAAAAGGGGCTTATATAGCAGTTGGTATAGGAATATCTGCTCTATTTTTTTACTGGGTTATCAGCACACTAGGACTATTAAGTGAAAATAATGACACAAGTAGTAAGGATAAGATCATCAAAACAATAGTAAATATCATCCTTTTGTTAGCTGTATTTGCCATTATTTACAAGCTAGTAAATGCGGGTGGATATTTTTCTAATACACCATTGTTCCGGTTAATTTTTAATACTATTTTATATATTCCTTGTTTGTTAGTTGTTGTTACGGATTTTATTGTTGACCTATTTAAACAAAAACCGGGTGCAGCAGCAACAGCTGTGACAGCCGCGACCACTCTTCACGGTGCCACGACGGCGGTAACAACGGGAACTACTGCCGCAACAGCGGCTACAAGTAAATCACCCATTGTATTTGGTAATACGACAAAGAATGATCTTATGTTTTTAGGTTTATCTGTTTCTATATGTGGTGTATATTTGTTATTCAACTATATAATTATTCCATATGGAATGACATCATATTATAAACAAGGAGGGAAGCAACTAATCAATAATCCGGTTGCAACAGATGTGCAAACAAATGTAGCCACTTACGAGAACTTAAATGGTGAAGGTGTAAAAAGTTATAAATATGCTCTGTCTTTTTGGGTTTATATAGATTCTTTTCCACCCAGCACAAGCACATCGTATTTAAAAACAGTTCCCATATTATCTTATGGTGACAACCCATGCGTCAAATATCATGCCCCAAGCAACAGCATAATCATAACTGTAAAACAAAAATCACCCGATGCGGATATAGTGGGATCGATACAAAAGCTAGAAACGAATATCAAGAAGGAAAACATTAAACAATGGAATAAAATACAAGATAAAATCCAGTCGGGAATAGAAATGGTAAAAGCGTTGCCAATCGGAAACGAACAAGATGAAAATGGCAACCGAATTATTTACAAAAGACCGGATGTTTTATTACAAAAATGGAACAATATTGTTCTCAATTATAGTGGAGGAACTTTAGATGTATTTTACAATGGCGAATTAGTGAAATCGTCCATAGAAGTTGTGCCAAAATTAAACTACGATATGTTGACAGTTGGGACCAACGACGGCATAAGCGGAAATATTGCAAATCTAATGTATTTCGATCATCCTCTAAATTATTTAACAGTAAATAGGTTATACACGATGCTTAAAGATAAAAATCCGCCATCTATTACAAATATAGACAAAACATTAATTCCGTTACCAAGCGAATATTAAGAATGATATAAAGAATGATATAAAGAATGATATAAAAAGGCAAGGGAAAAAATTTCTTATTGTATAATATAATGGAACCCAAAAATATTATATTATTTGTTGTTATTATTGTTTTACTAATAATCGTAATCGGATACATTTCAAAGGATGTTAATACGCTTACGGGATTAACTGACGGAACAACTCTGCAGAAAATCGAAGCAACCGACTTAGATACAACCAATGCTAATAGTAGCAATTTTACGTATTCTATTTGGTTTTATATCGATGACTGGAATTATAACTATGGAAAGCCCAAGGTTATTTTTGGTAGAATGACCACTGGGTCTCAAAAGAAGGAACCATGTCCGTCTGTTGTTTTAGGCGCCACTCAAAACAATATTGCGGTTTCTTTAGCCGTTTATCCTGGACAAGATACAATGCCTGAAGATGGTTCTAATTTTATTGTGCATAGTTGTGCTGTAGCGAATATTCCTATACAAAAATGGGTGAATTTATTTATCAGTGTTTATGGCCGCACATTAGATATTTACATTGATGGCAAATTAGTGCGCACATGTGTGTTGCCTGGGGTAGCTAAGATCGATTCTTCGGCACCCGTTTATATCACACCTTACGGTGGATTTTCTGGCTGGACTTCTAATTTCCAATATTGGAGCGATGCATCGGATCCCCAAAAGGCATGGAATACATATAAAAAGGGATATGGAAGCAGCATGTTGGGTGGTATATTTGGAAAATACACGATTAAAGTTTCGTTGATGGAAGGCGATACAGAAGATCAAAGTGTTTCTATTTAATTTTTCAATAGTGGTTTTTCTTTTATAATATATATATAAGATGAGTTATCAACAAGCACCTACAGGTTTAGGAATGGGGTCAGGCTCAGGTTCTGGCTCTCCATTTAATCAATTTAGTTCAAGTTCTAATGCAACCAAAGAATTCTTTGAATCCAATAGTGTTATTGCAAAAATCGCTTTTTTACTATTAGTTTTATTTGTCTTTTCTATTTTGCTCCGTTTAGGAATAGGATTATTAGGCCACTTTCTAGGCCCCGATGATTCGCCCAAATTAATTAAAGGTATGGTGGACGCATCTATTCAAATGACTATTCCACAGGATCCTCAAGATACCACTTCTGTTACTGTTGCTCGTTCTGCAAATGCAACTGATGGTATTGAATTTACTTGGTCTTGTTGGATATTTATTAAAGAAATAACATACGATGGTCAATATAAATGTGTGTTTTATAAGGGTAATGATTATTCTTCGAATCCTGACAAAACCAATGCCAATGGATTAAACTTCCCTAATAATGCACCCGGTATGTATATTGCACCAAACACAAATAATTTGGTAATCTTTATGAATACTTTTAGAGTGATAAATGAACAAGTTACCATTACAGATATTCCTATTAATAAATGGGTTAATGTCATTATTCGATGTCAAAATACGACACTCGATGTTTACATTAATGGGACTATTGCAAAGAGTCTTCAATTACACGGGGTTCCAAAGCAAAATTATGGAAATGTGTTTGTTGCTGCTAATGGCGGTTTTTCGGGTTACATATCTAATTTATGGTATTACAACTATGCATTGGGAACTTCCGACATTAATAAATTGGTAGAAAGCGGTCCGGATACTACGATGACGGGAAGCGATGCGATTAACATGAAAAATCCGGATTATTTGTCTTTGAGATGGTTCTTTTATGGTGGGTCGGATGCGTATAATCCTTAGAGAAAAAGAAAAAGAAAGAGAAAGAGAAAGAGAGAAAAGATAATATATTAAATTAGAATAAAATATTAATATATTATATGAGTTTAGCCAAGTCCATATCCGCATTATATAACAAATACAAAAAACCATTAGCTATGATTGTTCTTGTATTTTTCGCATATAAAATATTTATTCACTACAATGAGTTGAAAGAAGGTCTTGTAGGCGCAACGAATTGCACACAATTTACGAATTGTAATGAATGCATTAATGGTCAACCAAATAGTAGCAATATTCTTTGTTACTGGAGCAGCAGTGAAAAAAAATGCGGGTCTTTTAAGGATTCCGGGTATTCAAGAACCTGTTCCGATTCTAATAGTTGTGAAGCCAAAAAGAATTGTCAGACATGCACTGAATCCAGCTGTTTCTGGGGAGACACGGATCAAAAATGTAGTTCGACATTTAAAGCCGGTTACGGTAAAATATGTTCAGGTTCGGATCCTAGTTGCCCCAAGTGTGAAAAATGCCCTCAGTTAACCTTGTTAAAAACACCTACTTTTATTACAGCGCAATAAATTTTGATTTTTATATTTTATTTATTAAATAATAAATAAGATAATATATTAAGATATTAAGATATTAAATGTCATGCAATATCAATAGCAATTGTTACTTACCAATTCCTCCCAGGGTTTGGTCAAGAGTTCAAAATAATTGTTCTCTCTTTGATCAAACAAATTTTAACGGTGATGGTCTAGTTCCATTGCCATATTCGAATAAACTAGTTCCTGCCAATACTTTATATTTAGAATATGCCATGTTAAATAAAGGCAATGTTTTACAATACAAGAAAAACAGTAGTAACCTAACAAAACAGCAGCGTTATGCACAGATTGCCAAAGGCCAGTGGACAAATCGAAATACAACATGGGCCACACAGTCGACTCGAGGTTACACAAATCCCAATAATCAGAGTTTACAGCGAGTAAACTCGGTCAATATTACGTTAGATGGACAACCAACCTTAGCGCCAGTAACGTGTCCAAAACCGGTTACACCTGTTAATCAACCATTGCCGCCTGTAAATAGTGGTGGTTCAGCAAATCCCGAAGTAATACCACCGCCACCGCCACCCCCTACGGGAAACTCCGGCACTGTTCTACCGGATACTGTGCCAGAACCTCTTCCTGCACCTATTGTTATTCAAGATCAAGGTAATTTGGTCTGCGGAACTCAGGAAAATGTCTGCACTGGTCAGCTTATTAGGCAGCCAACAGATACAATATGCCATCCTACGAGTGATTCAGATGTCCCTGGACAAATCATGGAGCTATGTTGGAACGATGGTAATCCTACTTGGTATCCTAGACAGCGATATGTCATGACAAATAGCGGCAACAAATGGCCAACAAATGCGACGTTAGTCAGCGCGATCCAGATTCCGCCACCAACTATTATCTCTTCGAATGTAGTTAATAATGAAATTACATTAATTTGGAGACAAAATGAACGCTGTATTCCTGCTACTGAATTTACCATTTATGAAAATGAAATTCCAGTTAAAATTGTTTCAGGAACTACATTTAAAACTACTATTTTATTAGCATCAGGAAATGGTGAATATGTATTTTATATAGTTTCTAGCAATTCTACAATTATTTCCGATCCTTCAAATAGTGTTAGTGTTATTATTGAAAATACCTGTTATTATAATATAATTGGTAATAAGGATGTTAAATATGATTATAATACTGGAACTTATACTGTTACTTTTATGTATAATCCTATGGATTCTAACTCTATACAGTTAGGCTGTGATGTAATAAATAAAATTTATGTAACATTAGTTGGTGGGGGTGGGGGTGGTGGTAAAGGCGGAAAAACTACTTATGGTGAATATGGTGGAGGTGGAGGTGGAGGTGGGGGTGGAATTTATACTGGTAATATAAATTTAGCAGCAGATACGTATAAAATAGTGGTAGGAAAATCGGGAAAAGGGTCAACACAGCAGTCAGAACTTGCAGGGCAATATGGTGGCGACAGTTATATTCAAGATAGTAGCTCAAATAATATGGCAATTGCATATGCAGGAGGTGGTGGTAATTCTCTACAACCAAATCAATCAAGCGGATCTAATAAAGGTCAGGGAGGCACACCAAATATTGGAGGATATGGCGGAAAAGGTGGATTTACTAATGTTGATGGCGGGCAAGGTTATACGGGAGAAAATAGTAGCATCAATCCATATTCTGGTGGTGGTGGTGGTGGATGTGTTTCTTACGGAGGTCTAGGTGCATCATATTCTGTAGGCGGTTATGGTGGGTGTTTATCTCATAATAATGATTATTATTCTAACGGAACAAATGGTGTCGGATATGGTTCAGGTGGTGGCGGCGGTGGAGGATATGATGGAAATGGGGGTGATGGTTATCCGGGTGTAATTATATTTGTAATATCAAAAAATTAAATTGTCGATGTTTAAGGTCTCAAGTTCGGATTCATACAGATCTCTTGTGACGGGAATATGTCTCCGCTCATGCATTTATCATTTTGTCCTATTTCAGAGCACGTTCTGAATCCACGATCTTCTCCAATAAAGCACCACCCTGATTTACCCGAGCCCCCTGATTGGATCCGGCTAAGAGAGTCGTCAGGGCTTGGTCCTGCGTTAGGTTTTGCAGAATCATCGAGTGCCTTTTGAAGATTTTGTTGTTGCATATCTTCTAATTCGTTGATTTGTTTTTCTAGCTTCATTTGGTCACGAATTGGTTGAGCAGAATTTATTTTTAGCTGCGAAGCAGACTGTTGTCCTGTAACTGTAGAATTTGTAGAACCATTTGTTTTACCACCTTTTGCACCGCTTTCGATCGTATTAATTGCCCCGGTTGTTGTATTTGACACAACATCTACACCTGCTTTTGTTCCGGTAGCACTGGTTTCGACTGTTTGCTTGGTAGTTTCTAAAGTTTCGTAACCAAATACTTTTAAAATAGGAGCAATATATTTATCAAAAAATTCCGTAGTTGCATCCGTTCCTTTTTGCAAATAAGCAAACACATTTATTCCTAAAAACGCCAATAAAAGAACAACAATTAGCCAAGTTTGCCATGTAATATTTGAAAAGAATCCGGATGTTGTATCTGTAGCAGTCCCAGTGTCAATTGCATTGGAAGAAAAATATCGCGACTCTTCGGGATTTATTTCCGATAAAGTTTTTACTAAGTTGTTAGTTGTTGTGCTCATTATAATAAAAAAATATATTAAAATTTATTATTATAAATTCAAAAGAATTTAATCTGAAGAAATTCTTCCAATTTTCCAAGATACTTCCATTTGTTGTCCTAAAACATTAAAAATTAATGAAAAGGCCAATCCTGATCTTGATAAATTCATTATCATATTTATTATTGTGTATCCGCCTATATAAACAGGCATAACTAGCCAGGTTTTTAAAGGAACTATACTAAAGCCAAATAGGTTTAAGTTGTTAGACATTAAATTAATAATTAATATAGATGTTAAGATCATTTTAATACATTATCATTTATCATTATTTGAAAGTTAGCAAATAGGTAAACTGATTTAGTTGTCCTAACATTTCATCACGCACGTTAAGCAAATCCGAATCAAGTTTGCTATCAAAATGTCCTGACATGCCAATCAAATACTCTTTATACATTTCGATCTCTTTTTCAAAACTTGACAATTGTGTGTAGTCGTGCAAAGGATTGCTTTTGGTTTCTGTTAGGTTAACTCTTGTTCCTTTTTTACCCAACATGATTTCAACGAAAGAATCGACCGATTCATTCAATTTGGAATATAGTTCGTCTGTTGCTTTATGCTGTGCATAGCTAGTTGTCTTCCAATGATATAATTTAACAGTGTTTAACATTTGAAGAAATGTTGTGACTATATTTGGCTGCGAGTATTTGTTGTCCGATGATTCATTTGTTGATCCACCCTTTTTTCCTCTACTTCTTCCTCTAGCTCTAGCACTAGCTCTACTTCTTCCTCTTTTCAAAGTTTTAGGCATTATTATACAGTATATAAAGATAAAATATTAATCCCTAGGATTATACATTTGGTGTAAATCGAGGAACATATTCTTCGCCTAAACTATTCATTGTTTCTAATTTAGCGATCGTTTTCTCTAAATTAGTGGCTTTCACATTTTGATATAAATAATCTGTTCCCGGTGAGTGTTCGTTTTTCTTTATTTGCTTGTAAATTTTGTGTATACCATGTGTAATCACTTGCACCTTCTTTTTGTCTTTAACTATTTCTTCTTCTAAAGAAAAAGGTTCAGTAAAAACGCCAATAATAAAATACATGAGTAGTCGTCGCTTTTTGTGGCATCCGGTTCTATATCTCAAACAAAACAGATTTAACGCACTTGCTACAATTCGTTGCACAAAACTGCTTTGTTTGGCTGATTCATTAAGAAAAATATCCCAAACGATCCAAATGATGTCCATCTGACATTTTGGCTCCACATTTGCAAAGACTCTGCGTTCACATCGAAATTTTTCCTTTCGCTGTTTGCAAATAGATTCAAATTCAATTATCCATTCCATCCAGTAGCATGCACTAACACAATTTTTGCCTTCAGATAAATTATATGCGAATTCATTGGCGGCAATGAATAGTTCTTTTGGATCATCCTTTAAAAAAACTTCCTCTATATATTTCACGGTAGGTGCTTTAAATCGCTCGGTCATTTGTGTCAGATCGAAATCTTCTTTTTTTACCTTAACTTCCGCGTAGCAGCGGCTTTTTCTTGCTTCACACAAGACACACATGACTTCACAAAACAATTTGCGCATTTTTTCGCTGTTTCTTAAACGAAGTTCTTGATCCGTGTAGCCATTACTAACAATTTCCTTGAAATTATTGATTCGAAGATCTAAATAGGTTATCAATTTAGGGTTGCCAATGTGGATGTGTTTTGTATAAAAGCCGATAACAATATCCCACAAGTCAGAATAATGGCCGGCACATATTAATTCGGCACTCCAATAGCAAACTGGTTCTATTTTGGAATTATATAAATTATTAATTAGTTCTTTTTTTGCATCCGCCTTTTTGAATTCCGAAAAAGTAATGCCTTTAAATGCATTCTGTTGTCTTATATCATTAATTTCACTTTCATCCATTTATAAGATTATACTATTAAGTTTTAAAAAAAGTTTATTGTTAATACTAGTTAATTTGTAAACTTAGAACTTGACAAATATCTAGTAAAATAGATGATGGAAAATGCAAAACATAATTTAGCAATTACCTAATTATTATAGTCTTGTGATAGATTTTATGACGATATAATTCATATGGTAACAGTGTAAAGGGCAAAAACAGCGAATATGATTGCGCAGCTTCTAAATAAAAGATAATAAATAGTTAAATAAGGATTTAAAAAACTTATTAATATATAATAGATGACCAATTTTTTTAGCAGCATTTCAAAACAATTTAAAAGTCTGACAAGTAGCTATTCGAAATGTTCTTCATGGGGCAAATTAATCATATTTACTATTTTGCTTATGTTACTGATAATGGTATTTAAGGGTTTGAAATCCGGTCGGATCGAAGGATTTGAACAAAGTGACCAATTCTTGTTTAAATCCGGCAACGAATTATATGACGATTTTTACGCGGATATTTACGATTATTTAGTATTTAACAATCTCAAGGACGAATATGAAGTCGGTGAAATTATGAATAAAACTAGTGCATCTAGTCAAAGTAAGGTTTTGGATATTGGATGTGGCACTGGACACCATGTAGCGGCAATAAAAAGCCGAAATATTGATATAATTGGAATCGATATATCACCTTCTATGATTAAAAAGGCGAAGGAAAATTATCCTGATTACGAGTTTCAAGTAGCGGATGCAACCAATAGCCAGATATATACAGCCGATTCATTTACTCACATTTTATGCATGTATTTTACAATATATTACATCCAAGACAAAACCATGTTTTTCCAGAATGTTTATAAATGGTTAATGCCGGGTGGTTATTTTATAGTGCATTTAGTAGATCGCATCAATTTCGACCCTATATTGCCTCCAGGAAATCCGCTGTTATTTGTATCGCCACAAAAATATGCTAAAGAGCGTATTACGCATACAAAAGTGAAGTTCACTGATTTCGCATATAATGCGAATTTTGACCTAGATCAGCAAAACAACATCGCCAAGTTTACTGAGAAATTTAAGAACGATAAGGACGGCAAGATTCGAAAACAAGAGCATGTTATGTATATGCCCGACTTGAAAGAGATCGTTGATGAAGTGCAGTCAACCGGTTTTATCTTGGAAGGAATCGTAGATCTTGTTCAGTGCCAATATGAATACCAGTATTTATATATATTTACGAAGCCGAATTAAATTAAAAATGAAAAAATGAAAAATGATAGTTAGTATTATTTGTATATCGATATCGAAACACTTAGCATCCTTCTAGCAAATTTCGGTATTATATCTACGCTAAGAATGCCGATTTTGGCGCAGAATTATTGCTTCTTATATTGCTTCTTATATATTATAAAAAAGAACTTAAAGAGATAAATCTAAAAGAGAAACAAAAAATTGAAATCTTTTTTCTCTATTCAAATCATCTTATTATTAAACAATTATAAGATGCAATCAAATAACAATACTAACAATATCAATAATATGCAGTTAACTTGCAACCCTGTTCCTGTATATTTTAAAGAAGCATTTACAATCAATACAAAAACTTATTTGGTATATCCTGATTGGACATTGAACCAATTCAGAGACTCAATGAAGCCTCTAATTGCGATCGATTTTGGCTTTGATGCATTTGATCTAGTGCCAACCGGGCAACTAAGTGCTGAAAATGGCAGCCCATTGCCGCAGTCAAATGAAATTTTACTAAAAAATTTGTGGACACCGGAGTTAAAAATTGCGTTCTATATTCGGCGGCTATAAAAGGTCTATTTAAAAACTGTTTAAAACATGGTCTCCGTTATTATTTCTGTGGTCAGACCATGGATGCTCTTATTTTTTATTGTCATTTTTATGGTCGTTTTTATAGTAACAAGTATTTTCCATATTCTACTTTTGGTTTTTCATTTTGGACATTTATAAATGTCCAAAATGAAAAACCGTTCGGAGCTTTTGAAAATGACCCTCTAGAAGTCGATGTGTGACCATAATGCTCTATTTTTTGAAAAAACTTGAAAAAAAGTGTGAGCATATTTTTTCCACTTTTTTGCCGAAAATCTTTAGGAACTTTTTTCTGTCGGTAATATATCCTAATATGGCTAACAATTTGGTTCCAAAAAGTTCCGAGATTTTTTCATGTAAAATATGTGACTATACATCGTGTCGTCAAAGTCAATATGACAGACACATCGCAACTGATAAACATAAACGACTAACGATGGAACTTTCGGTCAACGCCAGTTCCTACCATAAATGTCCGCAATGTGACAAAACATACAAACATATGTCTAGTTTATGTAAACACAAATTGACATGTTCTAAACAAGCATTAGCATTAGAAGTGGATACAGATTCAGAAAAAACAATCAAAAAAACAGATAAGGAATTTACTGATAAGGAATTAATGTTAACTATTTTAAAGGAAAATTCTGAATTAAAAACAATGATCTTAGATGTATGTAAAACAATGGCTTCATCTAATAACAATTATAATAATAACAATAATAATAGTATTAATAATAGTGTCAATAATAGCAATAATAAAACATTCAATATTCAGGTCTATTTAAACGAAGACTGTAAGGATGCATTGAATCTCAGTGAATTTGTTAGTTCCATTCAGTTACAGTTACATGATTTAGAAGAAACAGGGAGATTAGGATATGTCGATGGTATTTCTCAAATAATAAATACAAAACTAAATGATCTAGATGCAACCATGCGTCCCATCCAATGCTCCGATGTCAAAAGGGAAACCCTGTATATCAAAGAAGAAAATAAGTGGTTTAAAGAAGATGATAAAAAGGACAAAATCAAAAACGCAATAAAACAAATAACTAGAAAAAATATTCAACAAATTCCGAGCTGGGTTAATTCAAATCCCGGATGCACTGATTCGCAATCGAAATACAATGATACCTATTTGCAAATTGTTTTTAATGCCATGTCAGGTGACTCTACCGAAGAACAAACTAACAATGTAAATAAAATCGTGACAAGGATTTCAAAAGGAACCGCTATAGATAAGTAAAGAATAAAGAATAAAGAATAATTTATATTTAAAAAACTAATTATAAATTATCCACAAAATGCAAATACCAATGCAAATGCCAATGCAAATGCCAATTCATATTATAACAATAATACAAGCCATTTTAGCATTAATAGTGCTACTATTAATTGTATTTTTTCTATATATTCGCATCAAATTCCGATTCTGGGCATTGCAGCCAGTTTTCCATTTTTATGACCTCTATTACTGGATCAACAATATTGGCATTATTCAAGAAGAACTACCTTCAAAAAATCGATATACCAATTTCAAAAACATAAAAACTATTTCTTATGATATTCTGAGTGAGAAAAATATTAAAGATTTTGTTTGGCTAGTTCAATTAAATTATTTAAGAAACAACGAAAACAAATTTGCGCCAAATCAAAGCAATATCATGCCTTATTTTAAAGGACATAATCACAAATCATTTTGGTCTTTTTTTACAGAACCAACACTTTTGTTAGATAGTAAAACAAATACAACTATATCTAATGAAAACTTGATCGGTGTTATTACTGGCAGACCATTACATGTTACTTTTTTTAATAATAAAAAATCTAATAAGGTAAAAGGGGAGCTAGACGTATATTATATAGATTATTTGTGCGTAGATAAAATGCATCGAAAGAAAAACATTGCCCCGCAGCTGATCCAAACACATGAATATAATCAAAGCCACTTGAATCGAAAAATATGTGTTAGTTTGTTTAAAAGAGAAGAAGAATTAACAGGAATAATACCTTTAACAGTTTATAAAACATATTGTTTCAATATGCGTAACTGGTTTAAACCCGAGAATCTGAAGGCAAGCATACAATTGCTAACAGGAGATAAACAAAACATATATTACTTGTATAATTTCATTATTGAACTAACAAAAGAAGGCAAATGGGATCTAACTGTTTTGCCTGCGATAAGTAACCTGATGGAGCTAGTAACAACAGGAAATATATTCATTAAAATGTTAGTTTCTGAAGGAGATATTGTTGCTGCATATATTTTCAAAAAAACATGCACGTTTATAGAGAAAGATAAGGAGATTATATCATGTATTGCATCTTTTTTCCCAAAAGAGTCTATTTTGTCAAAAAAAGAATTTATTCAAGGATTTAAGGTAGCTCTATGGTCAATAATTGAACAAAAAGAAAAGGAATCTAACAAATTTAAATATTTGATAGTAGAAGATATAAGTGATAACAATTATATCATCGAAAATATTAAGAAAAAAACGCATCCGATAGTTATTTCACCAACAGCCTATTTCTTTTATAATTTCGCACATAGCCCATTTAAATCGAATAGGATTCTAATGGTTAATTAATTGAATAATATATATTATATGATATATATAATATATCATGCCAAAAGTTTGCATAATGTTTTTCGGATTATTAAGAAATTTAAAAATTACACTACCCTCAATAAGGAAAAATATATTTATAGCATTAGAAAAACAGGGATATGAATATGATATATATATACACACATACAAACTAAATACATTAAACTGTCCTCGAGCAGGAGAACATAACGTAAAATATAATAATAATCAGATATCATTATTTAAACATCCTTCAAAACAAATTAAAATAGATGATCAGGATGAAATAGATAAAATATTACAATTCGATAAAATTTTGGTAAAAAATAATCCATGGCCTGACGATCCTTCAAAAATATCAATGAAAAATCTTATACGTCAATATTATTCATTAAAAAGCGTATTTAATATGGTAAAACAAAATGAAAATAATAATTATGATTGTTATTTATTTTTAAGACCCGATATGATATATTCAAATCCATTATATTTTAATCCAATTTATATGCCGATAGAAAAATATTATTTTTATTGTTCGCCATGGAACACATATGGTGGAGCAAATGACAGATTTTGCTTAACATCTCATTATGGTGCCGAAGTTTATTCATCTAGATTAGATGAAGTATATCATGAAAATAATATACATTCAGAGACATTTTTAAAAAAACATTTATTAAAATATAATATGATATTATTACCATTAAAATTAATTGCTTACAGAGTTAGAGCAAATGGTAAAATACAAGAAAAGTAGATATTAATTTATATAATAGATAATAATTTATCTGAAATAGGTTTCAAACTAATATCACTTTCTAATAAAGTATCTATTGAGATACTGTAGTTATTTTCTAACACTTCAATTTGATTTTTAATATGATGAAAACCATCAATACCTGTGTTTTGACTAATTATTTGTTTCAATTTATTTAAATCAAATGGTGGGTAACCTAAACCGGAAACATTATTATATATTTTTTTTTTCATTTGAATTAAATTTCTACAATGATAATGAACAAGACAAAAATTTGTTAAATAATAATCATCTGTATTATAATGTTGACCTTGGTCTAATTTTCCTTTAAATAACGTAGAATGAAAAAATGTTTTAGCCAGTGATCCATAATCACAATATGTTCCTACTGTTGATTCAATTGGTGCTCTTTCATATCCTGCACACGCTAAATTTTTTGACCATATATAATTCATTTTATACGCATTTGATGGTGGTAATTTTTTCATATATGTATATATAGATTCATTATCACACATAATTTGATTACTATTTTTATCATATACAACAATAAATTCATCAATATCAATTGGAAAAGCATATTCATTTTTACATAATAATTTAATTAAGTATGTAAAATAATCACCTTTTTTTTTAAAATCATTAGCTCTAAAAATATTAATACCATATTTTTGTTTGAGATTCTTTAATGTTTCATATGTCCCATCTCTAGACATATTATCAATAACATATAAATTTTTGTATCCAAATATAGAACCATGATATAAAACCCAATCTTTTACAATATCTATCTCTCCCTTAACCATTGTAAAAATTTTAACCATATAATATATAAATTATTTTATATATTATAATATTTACCTTGTATATTTACCAACCCGTGCAAAGCTATCCACCACAAATATGATGAAAATGCCTAAAAATGAGTATAACACTACTTCCTCTGTAACATTGTTAGTTCGTTCATCTTGTTGATCTTCTAAAAGATTAATCATGTAATTAATTTTATTTAACAAGACGTCATTATTATTGCTATTGCTATTGCTGTATCCTAATCCCGAAGCTTGTTCCTTGTAATACATTTTATTCGTTGTCTCTGCTGTAGGAGTAGGATCTTTATTATGAAAATTTGGAACCAGCTTTCTGTAATAATCTCTGACTTGTGCATCATTTAAGAAGGCAGACTGTAGCTCTTGCAATTCCATTTCCTCATTATCTAGTGGCACAGGAGTTGAGTTTTTGCTATTTGCATTATTATTTCCAAAACCTTCCTTTACATCCTCTGTTTCTCGCATGGACTCGGGAGGAGCTAACAACTTATTCAAAGGATTCAAAGGCACATTATTCGCTTTTGTTGCAGACGCCTGATTACGTTTAGGATTGAAATCACCCAACTCATTATCAGGTGAGTTATTGTGAATAGAATTTAAAACCGAATTTACCTTTTCAGAGTTGAAATCTATCGGTTGCATTCGCTTTTGCGTTTTATTATGAGCTGATGATGAAGCTAGACGTTTTCGATTTATAGGGGTATCGTCACGATTTACTTCACTATAAAATTGATTATCATTGTCAAATGGTGCTGCTGTACTTGCTAAAGACATTCTCTTAATAAAAATTAAGATAATTATTTGAAAAACACTCTGAAATAAATTATATTTATTTTGCCTTTAATAAAATATATTAGTTTATTTATATAGAATGTATGAGAAGCACGGAATTTTAGGATTATTTTTATTACTTGTCATTGCATTAATACTAAAACCCAGAGTTTTATTTAATTTGCACAATAATATTTTAGGAAGAGTAGTGTTGATAGGTCTCGTTTTATTTTTCACCATGTTTAATGTTACTTTAGGATTATTGACGGCATTATGCCTAATTATCGCATCTAATATGTTTTTCACAGAAGGAATGAATAATTTAAGCGGACTAACTGTGGGTGATGATAATGTCGATGGGTCTTTGAATGATGGCAGCACCGTAAGCGTAGAAACCAAGGATAAGGCAAGGGCGAATGTAAAAGCTAGAGCAATTGCATCAGGAAAAGATGGTGCAAAAATAAGCGAGCTGCAAGAGCAAGCGCAAGAGCAAGGCGTAGATCGATCATCAATTCACGAATCTATACAAGCAAAAAATCCCAAAAATATTCCAGTAGATAAATCTGTTTTTAGATCTGAAGAGGTTAGCGCAAGTGATCCGACTACAACCGAACCATTTGTGTCTTCTTATTCTAAATTTTAAGATCTAAATCAAATCTAAATCTAATTGAAATGAAATTAAAGTTTTGAATTGTATTATTGTATTTTTATATATTATAATAGTAATGACTAATATAGTTTACAATTCATTAGATTTCATTCATAATCATATTATGTTTCTAAACAATAGCAAGTTTTTTGCGGGCATTGTTATGATTTTACTGAATGTAGGGTCTAAATTTATAGCTATACAATTTAGTCGTTCTACAGAGGAATATCTTAAGTTAAACATAACAAAACAAATCCTTGTTTTTGCCATGGCATGGATGGGAACTCGTGACATATATACGGCGCTAATTCTAACCGCTGTTTTTACTGTTTTATCTGATCATTTATTTAATGAAGAAAGCCCGTATTGCATTGTTCCTAAAAAATTTAGAGTATTAGCTAAGGTGATCGACACAAATAATAATGGATTAATTTCTGAACAAGAAATTAGCGAGGCCATTTCTATTTTAGAAAAGGCTAGACGTGAAAATGAATCTAAAAAACAGAAACACTCTTTTACTTTATATCATAATTTTCTTGCAGAAAACTATAAAAATTTATTATAAATTATTATAATGCACTGAGATCAATTTATAAATACTTTATTTAAAGTATTTATAAGAAATTATTAGAATTTAAAAATCTATTTCTATTATAAATATGTCTGCTAAAAATACAAATACAAATGCAAATGCAAATACAAATACAAATGCAAATACAAATGATAAAAACCAAAAGAACAAAAAAGATAACAATGCCAAAAAAGACGACAATGCCAAAAAAGACGACAATGCCAAAAAAGACGATGATAATCAAAAAGGAAAAAAGAATGACAATAAAAAGGATAAGAAGCCAAGTATTCCTAATACACTTACTATTTTTATTAAAACACTGATCCCAAATCATACCAAAATACTATATGAGCCATTCATGACAGTCCCTACATCTAAAAGCAACACCGTATATTTCGATCCACTTGTTAAATATATTAAAGGTGCAATTATAGACATTCCAAAGACAGCGCCACCAGATTCAAAATATACTCAGTTTTTTGAAGCAAATCAATTTGACAGTTTTATCAATCGCTGCATTAGCAAGACATTTAATTTTCAAAAAAATCCCTTAAAATTGCTAAATTTACAAAAAGAAAGAACTTTAGATAAAGCACTAGAAGAAGATTTAATCAATGAAAATATTCAGCTAACACTTAGCAGTATATTTAAACTAAATGGAATATTTTATATTAATAAACGTCCATATACCATATTGGGGAAAAAATGGCGAGAAAATGACTGGTCGATAGACACAAAACCTACTAGCAAATTGATGACGCCTTACACGAACATGTCCTATAAAAATGCAACGAAAGAAGCCGAAGAAGAATTAAAATTGTTAGAAACAAAATATCCTAATGCGGTAGGTAATGTGAAAACAAAAAACGACGAAACAATTAATGATCTAAAAAATGGTGTCACATTTGAAAAAAAACAAGATAAAAAAATAATTGATGAAATGCAATACTTATCCGAGGCATTTGAAGACGAGCAGCATTATATAACACCCAATTATCCGGTCCTTTTTGCAAATGAAACAGATTTTAATACGGATCCAATAACTTTTTCATTATTTCTAGATCAAGTTGAATTCGCTAAATTTATAGAAGATAACAAAGGCGAATCCAGCGATATACTAGTTAATAAATTCGGTCGATATCTAGAGCTTAAAAAATTATTATACGAAAGTAAAAATGATTATGTCGACATTCAATCGCAAATTGGGTTTATTCAAAAACAATATGATGCTACTTCTAATGTGATTTTTAATATTTTGGTGTTTGAAAATACAACAGAGAATAATATAAAAGGAGAAGAAGAAGAAAATGACGAAGCCCAATCAGTAGTTTCAGATCTAACAAATGCAGAAAATGTAACTAATGTCAAAACACCAGCTCAAATAAAAGAGTTAAAAGAACAATTAAATAGTGTTCAGGAACTATGCGAAGAATTGCAAGATTACCAGCTTCAAATAACAAAACTAGTATTAGAATTATCAAATAAATTACTACAACTATATGACAATCAGCGCAACTATTTTAATGCAATTGTTGATTTTTTGAAAGAATACAAGAAAATATATACTAAAAGTATTGATTATTATAAATCCAAATCTGAAATAGTAGACATGTGCATTGACACTGACATTCGCATATATGAATTGTTAAGTGCAGAAATACCTAAAAATGATGATAATGAAAATTGCGACAACTATTGTAAAAGTATAAATAGTTTTAAAAAAAAGGTGAAGACTTTATCAAAAGAAGAAGAACTATTGCGCAATGGAAATATAGATGAGTTAATCCAAATGTATGTTAAAAATCCATTTTTATTGATCGCATCAAAGAAACAATTAAATATATATTATTACATTGTTAACATGTCATATAATATAAATCAATTATATGTTTGGAAAATATATTATGGAGAAATAGAAAAGCTAGTGGCGAAAATGATTGTATTTTATTTTAAATTAATGCAGCAAACAATCGATTTTAAAAATGCAAATCCATCTGTTACTTATGAGAATTTAATTAAAGAACATCCGGATTTTTATGGTATAAGCCCCAAAACAAATATTATTAAGGCAGAAATACTTAAATGGGTTTTAAATAAGGTTAATCCAAATCCAGAACCTGAATGGAAATTAGTTGACGACGATGGAATTCCTATTATTCCGGATTCGGATGATACGAGTAAAGCCAAATTTGATTTTGAAGAAAAATATATTAAATTATTTAAATTAGAAGGCGATTTGTATGACTGTATTATATTAATAACACATTTATTGCAGATCAAATGTTTAAGACAAAATAGTTTATATATTGCCGAACAAAATGTTACTAATGTCGATTTAATGATGCTTAAATCATATTTTGTGTATTATTCTTCGCTGCAATCATTTGAAAATATTACATCAAAAATATTCAATTCACTAGAAAATCTAGATCATACTTATATGTATGATTTACATGTTCCTGATCAAGCTAGAATGCATTATATTGATTTATCTGATTATACAAAAATTGAACTATTGTTTCCTGTCAGAACTGATATAATATCTCCACCATCTATTTTACTAGAATCAAATAAAATGAATCAGAATCAGAATCAGAATCAAAATCTTGTTATTATTAATAATCAAATAGAACCAATATATGGGGATATTTTTGTTCAAAAATATAAAGCTACATATATTGGAAAAATATTACAGTCTCATATAAAATCATGCGATGATTTTAAAAAAATGCTGCGTTTGAAAATGGGTGAAACAAGTATTGTCACACAATGTAATAAATTACTTGAAGGGTTTAATGTAATTTCTGATGTGACTCAATTAGTTACAATGTCCTATTTTAATCGAGAGATAAATACAGAAAATATAGATCTTGATATGACATTGAATTTCAATATAGCTGTAATGGATTCTGCTAAAAATATGCAAATACAATCTTTATTTCAAGAATGGATAATATATAAAAATAATACAGTTGCTACAACTGATCCAACTAAAGCAAAAGACGCATTTTTAGAATGCATAAAAGAAGTATTAAATAAACAATTAGATAGATTAAACGCAGTTACAGTAAATTTATATGCGGATGTAGATATAAAAACAGGCGTTAAAAGATTTACAATTGACAGCCTGAAAAGATTAATTGCAGATAATAATGATCCGACAAATGTAAAAACAGAAATTGATATTTTCAAAGAAATATTAGATATTAATATTTATTTTATTTTTTATGATGCTAATGATAAAACGATAACTATTAAAAAAAACGATAATAATCCTTTATTAACAAATAATGAAAATATAATATTTTTACTAGAAAATTCACCACAGTTTTATCAAATTATTGGAAATTATGAAGGACAATGTATGTTTGATTATACTAAAATATCGTTTTTTAATTTATTATATAATTATAACAATAACGATAACGATAACGATAATCCAGATCAAATATCAGAAGTAGATTCAAAAGAAGGATCTGAAACTAGTTCTTTATTTTCTAGTTTTTTTATTTCCGATAGTTCTAATTCAGGTTCTAATTCAGGTTCTAATTCAGGTTCTAATTCAGGTTCTGATTCTGATTCTAGTTCTTATTCAGATAAAACACAAGACAAAGCAGATTATAAAAAAATTAATCAAATAATGAGTAATTTAGATGGTAATAAAAGTTTACAACGGTTAATTGATAAATTAGATAGTTTAAATGAACAAATTAAACCAAAAAAAAGTAGATTTGGACGTAGTAACCAAATCACAAACCCTGATAGATTGAAACAAATAAATAAGGAAATGTATGACATAACTCAAAAAATATCACAAAAGGTTAATATTATAATAAATGATAATTTTACTACTATTGATAACTTTTTCAAAAAAAATGTAACAATGTTATACGAATTGATACAACAATTATCTAGTGAAGGAAAAATACATGCTGTAAATATAAAGGAGTTTTTGCTTGCGATGACAACATTAGAAAATAATTTGGATTTATTAAAAAGAATAAAAAAATATACAGATATTATTAATAATAATAAGTTAAGTTATTTAAATTCATTAAATGAATCAGTTATATCTGATGTATATAAAAGTATAGAAGAAAATAGAGATGATATTAATTTAAAAATATCTGATTTAGTTAGCAATGAAGTTATAGCTATTAAATTATTGGCTTTTTTAAATATGGAGAATAATCAACAACAAAAAAAAGAAGAATTTCGATTTATGTTTAATAAGTTAAAAAAATATGTAACAACCAATAGTATTTTTTTAGAAGATAGTAATCTTTTAAACCATTTTAATGATATTGAAGATAAATCAAATGGTATTTTTAATCTTAAAGGTGGGTCATCGATTAGTTCTGATTCTGATTCTGATTCTGATGATGATGAATTTATTGGAGGTGCAGACAGACCAAGTAAAGAATATTATAATTATGCTAGACAAAATAATCAATATCCAATGATGCAACCATATCAGAATCCTGGACCATATCCAATGATGCAACCATATCAGAATCCTGGACCATATCAGAATCCTTCGCCATATCAGAATCCTGGACCATATCCTATGATGCAACCATATCAGAATCCAGGACCATATCAGAATCCTGGACCATATCAGAATCCAGGACCATATCAGAATCCTGGACCATATCAGAATCCTGGACCATATCAGAATCCTGGCGCTCCTTATCCAATGATGCAACCGTATGATCCACAAAATCTAGATTTTTATAATCACAATTTTCAATACAATATTGCAAAGGAAAATAAATCAAAATTGTCATATTATATAACACTTGAATTAGAACTATATCCAGGAACAGATGTTAGCGCAATAAAAAAATATTCTATGAAATGTAATAATACGTTTGAGAGAATTAGAAAATCATTGTCTGAGTTATTTGGCTACCAATACAAACCACTTGAATTAAAGGAGGCGTATGAATATGAAGCCAATTTTGAAGCAAATCAAAAAATAAAAGAAGAAAATGAAAAGAAATTAGCAGAGGAAAAAAAAGAAAAAGAAAGGGATGATCGAGATAGAGATAGAGATCGAGAAAGAGATAGAGATAGAGATAGAGATAGAGATCGAGAAAGAGATAGAGATAGAGAAAGAGAAAGAGATAGAGAAAGAGAAAGAGAAAGAGATAGAGAAAGAGATAGAAGAGGAGGAAAACTTAATAAAAGCTTAAGAATCAAAAAAGGATCAAAAAATAAGACATTAAAAATAAAGAGTAAAAAATAATGCAGTTATTTCTTTGGTCTTTTTATTGTCTTTTTGTTCTTTTTATTGCTTTTTTTGATTTCTTCTTTGTCTTTTTGGTCTTATTCTTATTCTTCGTTTTTCCAAAGGCCTTGGTATTTTTTGAAACCGAGAATTCGGCATTACCAATATCCGCAATTTCGGCTTCATTTAGAACCCGTGTTTTGCATGATCTGCATGTTAAATCAAATATATTCACATAATCGATACGACATGCTCTAAAAAAATCATATAATTCACTCAGTGTTATCATTTTAAGTTTGTCCTTTTGTTTAGGTTTATCAAATCCTAAAATACCGGAAATCTCTTTCAAGTCGGTTACGACCCCTACTTCCTTTTTAAGATGCTTTAGAATATTCTTAAGACCATCTTTGTAGCTCAAATTAAAATAGGTGGAAAGCCGCTGTGATGGTAATATGACTTTTTCGTAATGCACTTGCCCTGTTTCATCTGTAATTTTTCGTCTAATATCGGTTACATGCATTCCAATGTTTTCATGTAATCGTTTTTGAATCGGACCAGTAATAACTTCCTCTTTATTCTCCTCATAAAACCAGAACTCTTTGTTTGCTAAATAGGCGACTAAACTAGAAGCTTGGCTTAAATAACGCGGTTCTGTATTTCTTTTAAATGTTCTACTGTCTGCAAATAGTCCAAGTCGCTCTGTTCTTTCCACCTTTTCTTGGTAAGCAGAACGCATTTCGTCTTTAATACTATGAACAATTTCTTGTGTTTCTGCTTCCGGAATGTCTTGAAATCTGCTTGTAATATTTTCTACTATACGACCTACTTCTAGGGTAGACATTATACCGGATATATCGGGAACAGCTGCGGGACTATATACTCTGACATTATTTCTGTAATATTCGCCAATAGCGGATTCTTGAGGAAATGGGTTTAGAAAGTCTTCACAACCATGACCATAAATAACAAGGGTTAATATTATTTCCTCTGTAGGATGATGTTGATGAGATCCATTTGACATATATTTATATATTTAACGGATATATTTTTTAACAGGAATTCTTTTGTTTGTTAGTTTGTTTTTGGCTACTTTTTTTCGCCAATTTTTTCTTCTGTTTCTTCTTTTATTGCATCTTTTTCTTTTATTGCATCTTTTTCTTTTTTTTTTGGAGTCATTAATCCACTTACTTTATTAGCTACTGTGGCGACTGTGGCAACAGTTTCTTCTATTTTAAGTTGAATTGGTCTTTTGTCTT